AATTAAACCCTTGTATATCTTTATTTACTACAACGCTAGATTCACTAGTGAACCCTATTTCTCCGCTAGTGGGCGCAGTAGTAGCATTAAACCCTTCGTTGCTGTCGGGTCGGTAGAACTTAGTATTAGGAAAAGCATCAAACTCAAAGGTAGTGAAGTCACCATAGATAACAGACGAGTTTAAGTAGAGAGGGTAGTAATATCCATCATCGTGTGTGCCGTCGCCACTAGAGTTCACAAAGTAACTAGTAGCGTTAACACTTGCACCCAGCCCTGCCTCAGACATGATAACAGCATCTTCGGCTAAGAAACCTAAACGGTTCTTAAACAAGAATAGGTTAGATATACTCTTGCCTACAAAAGATGGAAAACCGTTGAGGTCGTCGTCTCCAACTAAACGCTTGTTAAAAGGAAAACCTCTTAGCTCAAATTCATTTTCAGCAGTGTTAACAAGTTGAACAGGACTATTATCTCCGATTGAAGTTTCTACACTAGGTGCGAGGGTTTCAATCCAAGAGCCGTTACCATATAGCTGACCGTTAGTAGTCTCAAACTTGACGTAGTAGTCATCTTCACTTGCTGATGCGTCTCCTCTTACTTTAACAGAAAAGCCGTTTTTACAGTATTTAGGAAGATCGTTGATTGAGGCCACTTCTTCATATACAAGACCAATTCCGTTATTGGATAGACCATCAGACACACTAATCCCTATAGGTGTTTGGCCTGATGATGTAACGCTAGTAAAATCTAAAAGAAAACCAGACGACCCTACCTTTTTGACTGCATTTTTAAAAGCTGTGTTAGTAACTGCTTCCTCATGAGAAATGTCGTTACTAGTTTCACCTTTAAATAAATTTCTAATTAGTTTAGTATCTGCGCCTTCAGGGTGGTCATCATCTCCAGATTTTACAGTAAAAGTTATATCAGAAACGCTAGGGTAGCTTAGTATAACTGAGTATTCTTTTTGATAATCACCCTGCTTGATAAATACAAAAGCATCATCTCCGTAACTATCTGAAACTTCACTACCCTTATCGACAGGTAACGCTGTGTTAACTAGCGTGGTGGTATCACCAATAGTCAGTGTTTTGATGTTCTGGTGTGAGGTAGTGGAGTAAAGGTAATCATCAGAGGACAATGGGTATCCATCTGTGTATTCCTCGTTATTTACTGTGATTGTCGCCTCTACTGGTGTAGAAACGCCTTCTGGTAACTCAATGCGAAAGATACGAACTTTAGAGCCGTCAATAATTAGGCAGTAAGATTCGTCGTCGTCTCTCTTAATAAATTCAATATAAGAATCTTTTAGGGCATCCGCATCGTCATCCAAGGTTGTAAACAATGTAGAGATATATTCGGACGGAGGACGCTTTTGTAGTCCCTTTACTACACTACTAAGGGCGTTCTCCTGCTCAGAGCATTGTCCCTCAAAGCGAACAACGTCAGGCTGCTGAGATACCCCTGCAATCAGGTTAGGTAAAGAGGTGTTGATTAAGGGCATACTTAAAATATGGAACTAGAGCGATTTACTCCTATTCTTACGGCAGTATCGAAGTTGTCAAAGATGGTGCGGTCTGATGACGCAGCATCAAAACGCTCAAGCCTAGACTTAGCAATATACTCATCACGAGCAATAAGAGCCTCTAGTTCACGAGAGCCTACAAGACGACCCTGTAAGACGCGAGAGGAGCGTAGAGTAATATAGCGTCGAGCTGGCTCTGGTAGATCGTCCCAGTCGAGCAGACGAACCAACGTAACCTTCAGGTCTCTTGTAAATGCAGTAGTGTTCTCTTTGCGGTCATAGAGTGTAAGACCACGAGGGACGACGTCGTAGCTTGAATCGACGACATCAGCCTCAATAACATCTGTAGGGAGAACAATCTTATTATTGTTGTTAGAATCGGGAGACAGTGTGACGTCTTCCTCTGTGTTAAAATGCCAACCCTCAGATTGAACTTCTCTACTAATTTCATCTAACACCGTGATGGCGGTAGAACCGCTTATTGGAAGCGTTGATGGTGTGCTTATGTCGGTTACAGGTGCTTCACCAATGTGACCCAACATCGAATTAACGGCTTCTAGCTTTGTAGTAAGAGTAGGCATAAATATAAAAAGGGTGACCCCCTCCCCCACAAAGGAGGGAGAGGATCGGTTGAGGTTTATTGGTCGATGACTTCTACGCAAGCCTCAGGGCGGATAACGCCGTGACCCATTGCGTATTTAGCAACGAAGAGCGTTCCCTGACGCTCAATTTGATACTCGGACTCAGTGGCGAGGTCGAGCAACTTAACAGTGCCGATACCAGCCTTGTGACCACCGATGATACGACCAGCAGCTCCAGTAGTGGAGAAGTCGCCGTCGTAGCCGTCACCATCGCCAAAGACGTCATTCTTAACGCCAGCGTTAGCATCGTCGGTTAGATCTGCGTCCGCAGCCGAAAGATCACCAAGTGCTGTAACGTCAGCAAGGTGATTTGACTTGTAGAGCGAGATACCAGCGATCTGTGGGATCATACCAGATGCAATCGAACCAACACCACCAAAGTCACGATTCAGCGCATTGTTAGATGCAGCGTCTGTAATGAGCTTGTAGTATTGTGTTGGTGTCAAGATAGCAAAGCGATCCTCAGATGGGATGTCTTTACCATCAAGCTCTTCAGCCATCGCATAGATAGCTTGAAGCAGACCAGTGCCAGTATCAAGAGCAACACCAGTAGTGATCTGAGTGCCACCGTTACCGCCACTAACAGTTGCGGATTGGCGAGCGCCAGCAATCAAGGTCTTCATTGTAGCGATGTCGAAACGCTTTGCCAACGCCTTACCAAGCTCTTGAGCGTAGATGCTACGAACGTCGTAGTGAGTCTTAAGCTCGTCGATATTAGCAAGGAATGTGGAAGCGATGAGGACGTCGTCGATAGCGACTGTGATCTCATTCTTCTTGATGTCGGATAGATACTTGGATTCGCTAGGGCTACCTTCCTCTTTCTCAAGGAGAGATTCTCCAGCAGAGTGGTAAGTAGCGGTAGCGATACCTGTAGCAGGGAACTGAGCAGATTTACCGTTCTGAATAGTGCGAACCGTGTGTAGACCCTTCATCACGTTTGCTTCTTCAAACGTAGTCAGAATCTCACCAGAGAACACCTTCAGAAAGAGCGCATCTACATCGTCAGCTCCGTTAATTTGACCTACGCGTGACGCAGGTGAATTAGCAGTAAGTGCCATGTTGATTTATCTTTCTATATGAGGTTTATATTAGGGGTTTATGGTGTTTCACTTTTCTTGTTCGTCATTGTTTACTGTCCGATGTTATCCGTCGCAACGGGCATCGCGTTATTAGATGATTTCCTTTTGGAGGGAAACGAAATTGATTAGTAGCTGAGTCCGCCTGTATTAAGTCCGCTTTTTGATCGGTCAACAGCAGCTTTACGTGAGAAACCTTTAGAGGAAGACGACGACGAAGACATCTTAGAGCTAACTGCTTTCTTAGGTTTCTTTTTAATAGTAAGTTTTCTCTTAGGAGTTAGTGGTTTAGCACCTGTTAGGCGTCGAACCTCTCGCGTATTCATGGCTCTTGAGGCCATTTTTACTCCTTTTATTGCAGAAATAAGTCCTAGCATTTTTCTTTACGTATTTAGGTTTTATATTTAGCAACGCCAACGACGTAGAGCCAATGCCTTACGTGTTGGGCGTCCCTTAGAATCTTTCATGGGGCCTTTAGCTCCAGACATTCGGGCGCAGAAGGATCGTCTTCGTGCAGCCCTTTTGCCTTTTGGATTCTTTTCAGTAACAGGAGCTTTGAGGTTAGAACCAGTCTTTCGGTTGTAGTAGTCTCTACCTTTTTGTGTTAGACCGCCCTTCTTGGACTTGTGTTCTTTTCTCATGTTTACGCTCATATTAGTGTGGGGTTAAAATGCTGTGGTTACTGCGAGGCGTTGCTCGACTGTTTGACGATAAGCTGGGTCATTCTTGTAACGTGCGTCTTTCATAGCTTCCGTTACCTGTGCAGCAGAAGCGAAGGGTTTTACACCGCTTCCAGAAGTGCCTCCTTGAAGCAAGGTAGGAGCAGAACCGCCACCAGAACGGAACTGGGCAAATAGACCACGAGCAGCCATTGTAGCTTGCTCTAGTGAACCATTGGTGACCATTTCGTCGTAGGCGTCGATCTCCTGCTTTGAGAGATTCTCTTCAGCCCACTCAGCCATCGCAGCGTAATTACCTTCACCGCCTACGGCATCCATGACCTGATTAGTTTGAGCAGCACTTACAGCCTCCTGACCTGCGATGTAAGCATCTACAAGATCACGAGGAAGACCTAGGTTCTCTAGTTGTTTATACGTTTTATTAGAGAGTTCACCTTGTTCTTCAAACTCTTCAGAAGCTGAGTCAATAGAGTCCAGTAGGGGAGAAGTTTCGCCTTCAGTTTCAGTAGTTGTTTCTTCATCTTCAATATTATCTTGATTGTTGTCGTCGTCGTCCTCACCTGAAGACAGTTTTGATTCTAGCTCCTGATAAGCTTTTGCTAGATCAGCAGGGTCTTTAAACTTCTCTGGAAGCCACGCAGGTTTTTCTTCTTGTTTGCCTCCACTCTTCTGAGCTTTAGCTTCTTCCTGCATTGCTGCTTGTTGCTCCAAAGAAATATTTTCTTCTTCAGAGGATTCGTTGATACTTACTTGTTGTAGTTCAGCCATTTTTCTCGCCTTTTACTTTATGGTTGTTGTTGAGGTTGCTCTGGGGACTGTTGGAGCTTCTGTTGATCTGAAGCTGCCTTAATCCCAGCAGGGCCAAGTTTCTGAGCCATCTGAGCAAGCATAGCCTGTTGTTGGGCTTGCTGCTGCATCTGAGCTTCTTGTTGAAGTTCTTCCTGAGTCTTGACTAAGCCGTCGGTCTTGATGCCGAGACTTGTTGCACGGCGTTTCAGATACTCCTCTGGTCGAACAAACTCTTGGAGGGCTTGAGGGCCAAACATCTGAGCAACACCACCGAGGAACATATCTAACTTCTGGAGGTCATTTCCGCGACCAAGGGCTTCAACGCCAGTAATAATGATTGGGTTAATAACTTCCTTAGGAACTTTAGGTAGCTTCTTGCGCTTGTTCATTACCTTCATTATGCGGTTCACCATAGGAAGAGAAAGCTCTGAGCTAAACAGACTATAGACACCACCGAGGGCTGTCTCTAGTTCCATACTGAGCATCCGTATCTCTTCCGCAGTGACACGTTCGGCATTACGCACGGCTCCAGAGGTGAGAAGGAAAGCGTGACCTAGGCGGTCTTTGATCTCTGAGATGGAAACCTGTGCCACCTGAAAGTCTTGACCCTTTTGAACCTGTAGGGTTGTGATGTCGGCAGCGTTACCTTGAACGATTGCTCCGTTTGGACTCTGTGCCAATGTCTGCGCTCTGGTTGTGCCGTTAGGGTTAACAAGAAAGAGAACCTTTGCAGAGGCACTAGAGCCTTCCACAATAGCCTTAGTAAGCGTCTCAAGCGACTGTATGTCTCCTAGATACTCTTCGACGTAGCCACGTCCGTAGTGTTCCCCTGCAATACTGGAGAAACGCAGAGGAATGAAAGGACAAGCGTCTTCTTCATATACGCCCTCAGAGTCTGGAAGCACAATACCTTCAGCTTCCTGCCATACGTGCCACTTGTTACCTTTACGGACAACGGCGGTGTATAACTCTACGTCGTCGTCCTTTCCATCACATCCACATTCACACTGGGCTGCGATTTCTTCTGGCAAGTCCTGCTTGGTAATGTCCGCCTTGGTCGCAATGACCAGAGGCTTACCCATAGGATCGCGCTTGACCACAAAGCGGTCTAGGTGGAACACACGCATACCTCCTTCGTCTGGTAGGTATAGGAGTGAGTTACCAGTGATTATTAGGTGCTTAAGGGCTTCGTGTAAGCCTGTGCGATAAGACTCCCTAGTGACCTCAGACATGACCGCATCCTCTACCTGCATCATGGCTCTTTCAATAGAACTAATGGTCTCTGGGGGAGTCCCTTCTTCTTGTAGGGCGTAGTCGTCTACGTTTAAACGAAAGAATGGAGCATTGGGCGGTAGGAGTGCTAACAGTAATTTAGAGGCGAGGTTATTTACTCCGCGAGCCCCAATGCTCGCAAATGGTGTGTCCAATCTGCTATGACTTCCAAACCCTTCATCTGGCATGATGTAAGGCAGCGTGAGTTTGGAACACTGACGAGCGCGGTCAACGTATTGCCAGCGGAACCCCTCAAGGGTGCTATAGATTTGTTTAGCAGTTTGATGCATAAAATATTTTATTTAGTGGTTTAACGATCAGACTTTCTGACCGCTTTTACTCGACGAGGTTTACCAGCAGGTTGTCCTAGTCTTTTCTTTTCAGCGATGCGTAGACGTTTACGTCCCTTTGAAAGCTCTGAGGCAGTTACAGGTGTTTTTGAGCTTACACGCTTTGATGGTCTGCAATAGGGCGTTCCTCGCTTTTCTCCCTTGCGTCGTCCGCAGGGCTTCCCTGATCGGACATCTACCCACTTCTCTTTGAACCATCTCTTTAATGACGCACCTGCTTTTGTCTTTCTAACCGCCATTATTTCTTTTTCTTTACCTTCAGTCCCCAACGGCTCGCTCCTACCTTTCGGCATTTAGCGATAGCACCACTGGCGTAGGCTGAGGGAAACACCTTGTAACGCGCTTTTACTTTTTTATAACAAGCGTCCTTGGGCATTACATTCCCTTTTTCTTTTTCTTAGACGACGTCATCTTATCTTTACCGATAGTGAGTTTTTTCTTGGCTGGGCGACCAACCTGATTTCCGTATGTTCCTTTTCCTTGTGGCATATTATCTACGCTTGTTGATTGTTAATAAAAGAGCGATTACTCCCAGTATTATACCACAATGGCTAACTTCTGGGATTGTTGGTGAAAGTGATGTTCCATTGCCCTGAGCAACACCTGCTGCTGACTGGTCAATTACGAAGGAGTCCATTCCGTAGCAGAATGCACCATCGCCCGCAATCGTAACCTTTGTGACTTCGTTAAAGGCATCTCCGAGGAACACATCCTGGAACTCACCGCCCCAGTCCTCCGATGGGATCAAGAACGAGCCAGTGGACTTCAAGTCCTTGTCAAAGCCCTCGATGTAAATCTTTTCATTCCCGGT